AGCAAACTTCCTAACTGCATCAGCAGTTGCAAGAGGACGTAATCTTCTTGGAGAAAGAGGTGAAGAACTAGACACAATCGTAGTTCACCCATCTGTTGCTTACTACCTATATCAGGTTGGTATGCTTACATTCTCAACTTCTGCACTTTCAACTGGAACTGGCATCCAATGGGGTGGCGGTGGTGTTGGCATTGATGAAAGAAGTGTCGGACAGTTTGCAGGAATGAACGTAGTTGTTGATTCTTCTGTTAACTCTGTTCAACCAGGTTCATCAGGTCATCAAATCGAGTTCTACTGCTACTTACTTAAGTCAGGCACAATTCTTGAAGGTGTTCAGCAAGACCTTAACATTGAAGCAGAAAGAAACATTCTTTCCAAGCAAGATGTATTGTCTGTTGATTACCACAGTACTTATCACATTATGGGTACTAAGTGGAACGATGCTTCTGACAACCCAACAAACTCCAACTTAGGAGCAAAAGCTAAGTGGGCTGCAACATACGATGTAGATTTAATCCCCATCGTTCAGTTAACAGTTAACTCACCACTTGATACCAGCACTCTATAATCGTAAGATTATTATTGTCGGTCATAACGAAACCTCATCAAATATTGGTGGGGTTTTTTCTTTACGCTACAATAAAACTAAATTACTTTTTGGATCGTGGCAGCCACTATAGACTCAACAATAAAAGGAGCTAATGCTAATAGTTACGTTACTCTTTCTGAATCTAATGACTACTTTGATACTTCTCCCGATTCTTCTACTTGGACTAACAAGACAGACGATCAAAAGAAGAGATCACTAATATCAGCTACAAGATGGATAGATACTTTGGTTTATTTAGGAGATAGATGCGATGACGGACAAGCCTTAAAGTTTCCAAGAAATAATTATTCAGTAGATGGTGTAGAACTAAAATGCGATTTGATACCTCAAAGTATAAAATACGCACAATTTGAATTAGCAAGAGCATTAGCCAATGACACTGATGCAATCACTGGCACTACAGGTAAAGATGGAAACTTCAGTGAAGTAAAACTAGGTGACATAGAAGTTAAGTACAATACGACAAGTCAAGGAACAGGAACAGTAAATAATGTTTTAGATGTTTATCCGTGGTTACAAAGTTATCTCGGAGCGTATGCAATGGCTGGATCAGGCAGTTATCAGATGA